TCATGAGTTCACAGTGAGACCCGAAGGAACTATCAAGGAAAGAGAGCGACTTTACCGTAACAGAGATCAATGCATCGGGAAGCAACTCACAGTTAGATTTCAAAATTTAACAGCTCTCGGCGTTCCAAGATTTCCGGTAGGTGTGACGATTCGGGATTATGAATAATGTCAGTAGAAATAAATGAATACCAAACTCGCTGTGGATGTAGATGAAGTTCTTGTAAAATTTGTTGAACCTATGGCTAAATGGAGAGGGGTTCCCTTACCCACGACACCCAAATATAAGTATCTGTATAGAGAAATTTTTAATTGTACAGAAGAACAGTCTCAAGAAATTCTCCACAAGTTTTATCGTTCTAAGGACTTTCTATACCTCAAACCAATCCTTGGTGCGCAACCAGCCATGCAAAATTTCAAACGTGCATTTGATAAACTCTATATAGTGACGGGTCGTCAGGACAGTGTCAGAGAAGCGACAGAGTTGTGGATTGAACGGTATTTTCCAGGTGTATTTGATGACGTCATTCTTACAAATAGTTTTACTGAGAATGAAGTCAAAAAGGTTGATGTGTGTCGCGCTCTTGGTATTGGGTGTATCATCGACGATAGTATACAAACCTGTGACGAATGCATTGAAGCTGGTATGGACGCTATAAACTTTGTGGGTGAAGATATATATCCATGGTGTGAAGCGAGTGAAATTAGTATGAGGGGGTGGGGAAGTAATCAACGAGGTATTGTTGAAGTGTAATACTCAATGTATAGAATGACACGATCTTCTTGGGATGTATTCTCCGCCCAATGAGGGAATTGAGCATTCATTACAATATGTTTCCCATCTTCTTCCTCTATGTCACCGAGTGTTTGGTGATGTAAAAAACACCCCTTTGGACACTTGAGACCGAGGTGATAAGTAAATCTGTAACTTGGACCAACGCGATCTGTGTGTTCTTTTAATTGTACACCCGGTTTCATAAGGGCAAAACCAGCTATATGTATTCCCTTGATTTGAGAAAGTAACTCGTGTGTTTTTGGACATTTTAGACAATTTCCAAGAACTGGCTTACCTTCCCAAACAAGAGGCCAGCTTATCCAACTGTCTTGGACATGTGTTTGTCCACCTTTGAGCCAACCGCACGCTCCAGATGTATATTGAGCTACGATCTCTTTTAGAACTTCTGAACCCTCCCAATGCCCCGTTGGTCTGGGCTTTTCAGAAATGAATGTATTGGGGAGGACATCTAATTCTTCTCTAAGGGTTTTCCAATAATTTTTGAGTTCTTTGAGCTCCATTTAAATGATATGAGATATTAGATGTACCTTCTTTTATGCAGACCCATTGTCATTGTACCACAGAATATGTTAAGTGCCAGAGAGTGTCGCATTGTTCAAGTAAGACCCACACAACAGGAAAACAGATTAGATGTTGAAATCTTAGAGGCACCACCAATTAATGTTGATTATCTTGACAATTTGGATGAAAAATTGTTAAGGTAATGGTTAATATGCGAAAAGTTTAAAGTTATTTTTACAATCTTGGTAGATTCTAAAAATAGTGGAATGCCCCCAGAGAGTATCGATCTCCCTTCTTGAACTCGTTACGTAAAATACTAAATTCACATTCTCCCTTTGAACTATGAGGGCTTCTATTATTATACTGTAGTATGTTTTTGACTACAGTATAATCAAAATCTGTGGTCATATCGGGACTTTTATAAAATATATTACTTATAATTTCTGAGAAAGTTTTTATAGAGTTATAAAGTTTTCTTCTTAGGAAAAAATAGAATTTTTCATTCTTGTCCCGAGATGGACAAACTTTTTTCTTCATTTTTCTTTTTTTGATATCTTGACCGGATTTGAACCGATGACTTTGGAATTTTCTGTTATCTCATAGCCTTATATTAGGCTCAATATCATAATAATAGATTATAATTTTTAAGTTATCCCGACTCAGAATAGGGGAACATGGGGGTGGAGCGACTCTGTTAGGAGAAGCGATATGACACCAACCATCGCAAGTCGGCCATTTAGCAACTCTGTGTCAGGCTTCCAAAAGCCCTGGATATATCCTTCATCTTTAGGATTCGCCGCTGTTCCGAGGAACGCCAAAGCAGCAACGGCGACAGAAAGACCAACATTGTCATGAAACTGGGTACTGATGGAGTTTCCGGTCATAACCTCATCAATCACAGCGGACGTGAAACCAATCATAGCAGCACGACCATTTATGCGCTCGGCCATAGAAAGAAAGTCATTGGAGCGCTCAACAGGTTTAAGTGGGGGAGCCCTAACAGAAGAAGTAGTCTTTCTCGCAGTCTTGGTCTTCACGGGCTTATTGAGTGTGAGGTGGGGCTTTGTGGATGCGCGGATAAGAAGGCTCATTTATGCATAAGATATGATTCGAATCTTTAATATTCTTAATCTATTGAACCGTCGCCGTTGTTCAATAGATCTGGGTCTATGAATTCCTGATATTTGTCCCCCTCCAATATCATTTTATCACCAATGTGATGTATTTTCTTTGCTTCGACATTACGAGCGTACTGCCATCTGGGTTGATCTATCTCAAGTAGCTTTTCTCGCAATTTATCATTCTCGGCTCTGAGCGTTTTTAATTCCTGCCTCAGTTCCAATCGTTGGATATATACGTATTTTACACCGTTTAGTGCTTTCTCCATTGATTCTTCGAGAAAGTGTATGAAGGAGTCGTCTTCCGCCTTTGACATATCACAGAGTGGGTGATAACGACGAGGTCGAGCACAACGACGTATGATCATTCTTTTTGGCGTTAGCGACAGTCTGTGGTGAGTTAACGACATTTGATTATTATTAGATCTTAATCTCTAAGCGTTTGATATCTGCTCTTCTAATATATCTCGAGCGTCGTATATATACGACCGAGGTGACACTATACGGAAGTTGAAATCGTCACCGAACTTTTTAGGTGGTGATTCTTTGAATATATGTTCCATAATGATAGGTTTACAATTATCGATTACCAAATCTGTATATATAATTTTGATACGGGTACTGCTTAGCGTTCTTGCTATAGAAGTTGTGACCTTCATCTTATTACATTCTCGCGCGCTAACCTTAAGTGATTTTTACATATGGGACACATATCTAAAAAGGTATTCTCACCCACAGAGATTCGAACTCTGGTTGATCGGTTAACAGCCGACATTCCTAAACCACTAGAAGATGGGTGAATTGATCCAGTCACCATGAATCGAACACGGGACAATCTGAGTTTTGATCACTAAATTAATAGTGTTATTTAGCTTTAAATGCGCTACAATCAGATGCTCTACCAACTGAGCTATGACTGGTTTTGAGCTCCCATCTGGATTTGAACCAGAGTCGTTGGATTCAAAGTCCAAAGTGATAACCAACTACACTATAAGAGCTTGAAGTGATACTCACACCCCCACTTCATCAATAGTTTGATTCTCTCCTTTAAGCTCGTTTACATATTTAAAGTGGAACAGCGTCAATGAAAAAAATCCCGCCGAAAAATTTGTAATCGTCATCGGGATGACATTATAATACATCGAGAAAACTAAGCCAAGTATACTCGCCAATAAATTGAGAGACAGAAATGAATAACTTATGGCTTTTGCATCCTTGTTCTTATATACATGAATTACTTCTGGTATAAACATGAGACATATTAAAATGGAGCTCGTGAGACCAGAGACATCTATAAGATTCATCTTACCATGTAATATTTTCTAATGTTTAAGTAGGTATGATACTGTTTGTCATCTTACTTTTACTAGTGATATACATATTACTTTCCAAACCAAACAAAAGTAAGTATAGTTATAAATGTTTTTTGTTAACATTGAAAAAAGAGAAAAAACGTCAGAGTAGATTTATAAAGACACATAGTTCAGATATTCCGTTTGAAATTATATATGGTCCAGACACGAGGACGCCATCGGGAGCACAAAAATATGAAAATCTTATTGATGATGATTATTATGAAAAGGCTCTTGAAATGTACGAAGATTCCTCGGTAAAAAGACCTGATATAACTTATTTCAATCTTGGTGCCATTGGGTGTTTCATGGGGCACATGGAATTTTATAAGAGATGTTACGATCAGGGTCTTAAATATGCGGTTATATTCGAAGATAATGTAATAGTAAAATCGCCCAGGTTATATGATGAAATTCAGGCGGTCATAGATGAAAAGGGTGATGATTTTGAAATGTGCTTCTTTCATTGTCTTTCAAGACTCGTAGACAAGACAGAAGGTAATCTTGATAAATTGAAGTGGGTCTCAAGTACTAAGTGTTATCTTATAAACGTTGAGAACATGAAGGATTATTCAAAACACTTTTTACCAATGGATAACCATATTGATATGAAACACGAAGACTTGATTGTCAATGGAGCCAGGGTTTATTACAAGGATTTGAGACATTGTATGAAAATTGATCGTTCTCACCGAAGTACAATTGGTCATTTCAAGCACGGCCGTGAAGATTTCGTTTCACGATATAACCCAAATGCGACACCAAGTGATCTCAAAAAGGGTTATTAAGACCATGGTATATCTTGGGGTCTATGACGACAAGAATTTTTCAAAAACATTGTAAATTCTATGAATTCGCCCGTAGTTTTAATTGAATTTAACATACTTTCAATATATTTATTATAGCCCGTGTGTATTCCCTCGTGAATGAGGCGATCTTCCCGCACATGGAGTATAAACTTACCTAGACGCGTTGGTAACATTATAAGATTACTACCTGCATCTATATCATACCCTGCCTTGACAACAATCGGGTGTTTTTTAAATTGCTTGGGTATGATATGATGATCTTCTACGAGACCCTTACCATAGAGGCCCCATCGGACCTTAAATAATTTACGTGCCAGTGATCCGTACCTCATTACAATAAGTAATATTTTTTAGATGTGGAAGGTGTATGACCTATAGTTTCCGCAGCTGCGTCTGTAGCCTTCTTTTCGTCACCGTCATACTTCTTGAGGTGTTTTTGGAAGAGTTGCATACTCCCGGCTGTTCTAACATCCTTGATTTGTATGGTATCATTCTTCGTGATCTTTCGTAAAAGGTCTCTGACTCGTGTATGAGTTGAGTTTCCAGAAAGGAGGGGCTTTTGTTGCCTCGTTATGGCGTCGTGGAGAACTTTATCTTTCACTTCATAGATTCTTCTTTGACTACTTTTTGCGGGAAAGTCAAATGTGAGCGTTTGACCATCCCGACTCAATTTGACATGCTTTCTCTTCAGGGACATGGCACCGAGAGCGTCGACATTGTCCCTTGACCCCGAACGAAGGTATGCTATTACAATCATACGGAGAGTGAGCGCGTCATCCCATAGTGAGTGTTTGGGATCGCCAAGTATCTTCGCCGTAACACTCTTAATTTTAGAGAAGTCAATCTGTGTAGCTCTCCCCTTTCTCAATTTTCTTTGCTTTTCCAAAAACTTTTCACTGTAATAATAATGCTTTTTACCCGTACCATCAATTGCGGTCGCTAAAAGCTTGGGGTCATTGGGATATACCTCAACATTTGTGTAAACAGGGGGAATACCAATTTTGCGATACCTTTCCTGTTCAGCACCCGGGACTGGACGCCCAGCCCTGTAAAACACGCCACGTCTTCTGGTTATCATCTATATTAGATTGGGATTATCTTTTACATATGGGGCGCACATGTAAAAAATAATCACGCGTTAATGTAATGGAAGGTCAACAACAACTCAAGTGGCCAGACGACTATCTCAACATCAAGTGTGTCATCTATAGTTTCTACGTTGCACTCAGCTATTGGTTGGTGCCCAAGGAGCGCCATGACATGCTCCTGCTCGTAAATTTCTTGCTTGCGTCTTGGTACAACGCGCGATACGATTGTGCACATAACGTGTGGTATCTAAACGCGGCCATAGCGCTTCTCCAAACGAGCGTCTCGTACTCGCTCCCGAGCAAAAATAAATACGCGTTGATAGCTCTTTTATATTTCCCATACCTCGTACTCGCGTGGTATGACTTCCTACTTCGCTGTAAGTTCAGGATGAATCCGACTGTGTTCCCATACGGTCGCTGGATTTATTTACCTTTCAAACCATCTAACTATAAAGAAAAATTTGAAAATATCGATCCAGCCGTGCTTAAAAATATAAAGGCGGTTGACAAATACGCCACGATCTTTATTTTAACGGGAGTAAGCTTTTACGTGGCATCTCGCTTTTGAGTGCGCTCTAATTTTAGAATAGAGGAACATGGGGCCGAGAATCCCAAGACGACGACCCGATTCTTTAATATTCTTTTACATATGGGACACATATCTAAAAGGTAAGTTGCTCCTAGCGGGGTTCGAACCCGCGGCTTCGGCGTGCCTTTATGATTTTTACATCATTTCCTGTATATCTTAGATATAAGCACCGCACTCTAACCAACTGAGTTATAAGAGCTTTCAGAGATCATACTCTGTGATTGTAAAGCGTCCCTTCTGTCTTATAACAGGTTCGCCAAATAGCTGGACTATTCTCTGTTTACCTTGTGTCGTACCTTTAACTTGTTTAGTTTGTTTGTCAAGTGTAGCTTCTGATCTAAATTGAACCTTGGAATTAAAATATTCAATACCATCCTCCATTATCACTGTAATTAGATCCGGTGGTGATATCTGGGCACCCACGAACTTTGGATCTTCGTAAAGTGATCTATACATCCCACACCTACACTACACGAAGATAATCCCTCAGCGGCATGATACTTGTCGCACCCTTGATGAAGTCCCTGTGATTTTGTACATAAGCAAAAGTCTCCCTACCCATGCGTTCTGCAAGAATTGAATCATATGTACACGGTTCAACCGCACCAATGAGGTAACCAGGTTGGATGACTTTAGAATGTGTAGAAAGACTGGTGAGTAGATAGTCGTAGTTGCATACTTCAGAAATAATGACAACCGCATATCCACGCTTTGCGTAACTGTATTCAATAGAAGTTCTATAATCACTATGTGTTTCTGGTAGAATAACATTCGTTATCTTTGAATTTCTCGCGAAACCAGCGTGTGTTACCAAATCACTGTTATTTACTCCGGGCACTTCTAAGAAAACAATAGAGTTTGTGGAAGTCGCTTCAATGTACGCACAATCAATATATTTCGCGAGTTCTTGGACAGCTGTCTGGAAACCAATGGATTGTATACCCGGTATATCATTGTAGATTGTTTTAGCAATACCAATGATATTTGTATCCACTCGGTCATCGAGGGCTAAATCCCGCGCAGACTTCATAGTGCCATTTCCACATATACAATAGAGACGATCAAGTCCGGAAATATTCTCAACTGCTCTATCAATATCAACGTAGTCATACGATGTTTTTAATAGTGAAACTGGGCCATCATCAATGTATGCCTGATCAAAATACTCTTTAACATTTTCATTGATACCTCTAAATCCACTGCGGAAACCATGGACTTTATTACCCTGACTTTTTTCACGAAGGGTAATAGAGCGAACAATAGTATTGACACCCGGGCAGACACCACCAGCCGTGAGTATTCCAATGTTCATTTAGTTATAATTGTGTCAGGCTTTTATACCATTTTTATTAAAATGCTAGAGTGATTCAACTTTACCTAGATCATCTCTACCTAGATCATCTCTACTTTTTCGTCTTATACCGGCTATAGCACTGAGCCACCTTGTCACGGCTCTCTTTGACGCGAGTTCTGAAGAGGTCTCGTCGCTCACTATAATACTGAGACCGTTACACACGTCAGGTTTGTTCACCTTTTCTGGAAATTCTAAATTGAACGCTTCGATAGATATAGAAGGGATATCGGGGGCGTCATCGAGAAGTCGATCATACTCTTCGCGGCATTTTCTCACAAACTCTATAACACAAACGCGACGGCAAGGATCAAGAGATAATTCCATGTCTATATTTCTATAATACTTGGAATACTGAACGCACATCTGTGAGTGACTCTGAGCTAATGTGGAACTCTGACTAAATTTTGAAATACTCGTCAAGATACCACCAATTACATTCAGGAATGCAAAAAAGTATTGGACAATCATAATTTTAGCTCTCGTGGAATTGTCCAGGTCTTCATTTCCACTTGGATTGAGAACAGCAAAACCCCCAACACCCGTGACACTCGCTATCACTATACTTGGATATGACAGGTGGTCATTTTGTCTTTTATAGTGGAGACGGGAATGATTATGTAACCATCGATAACCCGCCGCCCGCTCCGCCCACGATTTAAGAAGCCTTTCCTGTGCCGCGCACCACGGTGCCGGGGGGTCTTCACTTACCTGAGTGTCACCCATTATTTTACACAGACATATTTTTCAAGCTCCGGGGTGATATCACGCACCCACCATTTCTTTTTACCTGGATCCCACCTGGCACCCTGGGATTTTACAACGTCCTTTTCTTGGTAGGGTACATCCAGGTATATACGATCGTTTGGCGGCGGTGTATTCATATATTCTTTAGCTTCCGCTTCAGTCTTAAAAGATTTATACATCGCATCCTTATATCCGTGAACCTGTTCTTTAGCTTCGTCCCATGTAGTGTATATACCCGGAACATGACCTTTAACGACACCGTAAAATTTGTTGCTTTTGAGACTCAACGATCGCGTCGTTGTCGCTTTACCCGCAGATTTAGCATTTTTAATTTCCAACGCTTCCTGATACGCGATAGAGTCCACTAGTTCATTCTGTGGATGTCCATTATGCGCCTTTACCCAACGCCACTCAACCAGATTCATTCTCTGTATAAGTGTATCAATCTGAATCCACAACTCTTTGTTCTTAACCGGTTCGCCCGATTTTATACGCCAGTCATTTCTTTTCCAATTTTTAATCCATGAAGTTATACCATTCCTGACATAGGTACTATCCGTGAATAGTGTTATCTCAAGAATGTTGCGAGCGATGCATTGTTCGAGTGCCTTAACGGCTGCAGTCAGTTCCATGGCGTTGTTTGTAGTATTGTCCTGTCCACCCGAAACTCTCATTCCTGGCCCTACAACACCCCACCCTCCCGGTCCCGGATTACCGATGCAACTACCATCCGTGTAAATGTCCTGCATTTGTTATATTCATATGACGCGTGTTTACTTTAATTTAGCATACCCAGATTTACCGTTACGGGAAATCATGTAGGTGGTAGTCGCAATACCCAAGAGGAGAATTGAGACTGGGACCCAGATTGCGATAGTTTTTGTCTTGTTATCTCTTTCGGTCATTGTGTTTTAAATTACGTGGAGATTATTTTGTTATTTTTCGCGAGATTTTCACGGGCTGGGAGCAGTTGAAGATTTGTATAATGAAAACATTTCCTCTGTTGTTCTTCATCGCTGAGATCAAAGGACAGATATTAAGATATTTGTTTGTATCTTAATACTTGTGTTTATATTTTTTAAAACGCGACTAGATTATACATACTTAAGCGGTAATTAGCTTAGTTGGAGAACGCGAGGCCACCCATACCGGATTGGATGCGGAGGACGTTGTAGTTGGTCGCGAACATATGCATGGTAGTAGCATCGGAAGAGTTCATAGTAACGGCGACTTGAGCGTTATCGATGCGGGAGAAGTTACATGTCCCTGTTGGTTGATGTTCTTCTGGTTTTAAGGCGAAACTGTAACTGTACACACCTGGGTATGGGGAACCAGTGTGGTGGTTGTACGCTTGAAGTTGGTTGAAGTACTTACCCTTTTGTTCCTTGAAACGATCTTGGCCGTTGAGGACGAGCTTGAAGGTGCTCAATGGACCAGCAGCTTCTTCGGTGTAATCCGCGGTAGAGGACTCCGCATCAAAGAGTGGGACACCACCCGCAACGCCGACTGGGACGTAGCAGTTGGAGGCCGCACCGCCGCGTGGGTCGTTCTCGAGAACGATTTCGGAATCGTTGTTGGCGGAGGTGAAGTTCCAGAGAGAAGAACGGGCGAGGGTGTTGGAGAAACACCAGACCAATTCCTTGACTGGGTGGTTGTAAGACAAGCGGACTTGCTTGGTACCCGCGGAGGTCACGGTGTCGGAGCCAGTGTGTTGAACTTGCTCAATGAGGTATTCGTGACCCTTTTGCGCGAAGCGACGACGCTCCTCGGTGTCCAAATACACGTAGTTGGCCCAGACCTTGAAAACGTTCTTGTTAAGGTAAGTTTCCATGTCGGACGCACAGTCAATATCGATGCGTACTTCGTGGTATTGAAGCGCTATCAATGGCAAATAGAGACCTGGGTTGCGGTTGAAAAAGAAGATCAAAGGCAAGTAGACGGTCTTGCCATCCTTGGCAGTAGTGAGCTTAGCCCAGTTAGCCTTCTTGGACTCGTCCAAGTAAAGCTCGGAGTACAAACGCCACCACTTTTGGTAGTGCTTGTCAATGCGCTGTCCACCGATCGACAGTTCGACGTTGTTGATCGCACGCTCCGCAACCCAGTTGTTGTCGGAGGTAGCGTCAGAAGTAACAGTGGTGTTAACATCAGATTCAAGCTCGAGGTGCATGTCTCCGACCAAATCACCGTTACGGGCAATGGTCACGGACACCCGGCCTGAGTTGGCCGCGGTACCGTTGACAGTTTGTTCGATGTTTTCCATCGCGAAGTTGGTGTGACGCTTGTACACCGCTTGGAAGAATGTAACCTTAGGGTTACCAGTGAGATAGACATCTTGGGCGCCATAGGCGACGAGTTGCATGAGGCCACCAGCCATTGTGAAAGTTTTTGTACTATAAGCAGAGAAAATAATTTTGGGCGAAATCGCAACCAGGTGCGAAATTTTGATCACGATCTTTTCTCAGACGAATGTAAAATGTCATCACGTCCTGAGGATGAAGAGTCAGTTGAAGAAATCGAGGAAGGTGAAATTGTATCAGTGGACGAAGATGGAGAGGAAGTTCAAGGAGAAGATTTGGATTTTGGCGACGATGAAGATTTGGATTTTGGCGACGATGATATTAACGTCGTGTCCTTGATGTCTTCTCTCCTCGCGACCCCCGATGGGGACACTGTATGCTCGGCCCTAGTTAATCTTTGTTACCAATTGGAAACTCAAAATAAAATCCTAATTAAAATGCTTTCTAAAATGCAACCCTCAAAATAAGCTTAGAAACAAAAATCATTATTCATTAAATATAGGAATGGAACACACGCATTTCATTGATAAGGAACACGACAAATATGAGGCCTTGACACAGCTTCAGAAAGAACACATCCAGTCAATGAAAGAAGAGCATGT